CCGCGCAACGCGAACAAGACTACCGTTTTTAACCATCCGAGTAAGCACAACAGTGGCGATATTCCGCGCAACAAGATCCCGGGGCCGGATCATCCCTTGCGTGCGTACGAGAGACAGGATTTGGTCGGTACTGGTTTCCATGATTCCAGTATGTTGCGAAATGTCGGTATTTGTCAATATTTACCGACATTTCGCAACACAACCCAGAAAAACTCCGAAAAGAGATGTATACAAAGACACGTAAAATCACCAGCATATTACGTGTATTTGTACAGCCCTAGTCTCCATCCAAGTAAATTGCCTGAAAAACTTGCCGATCGACCCGAATTACCAGTATGCTGAAAGCATACTGGTAATTCGGGTCATACACTCAGTTTAAATCTGGAAAAGTCAACAATACCGCCTCGTTCTCTCCGTCGTTCCGTCCCCTTCAGGGCCTCCACTCCTCCGTTCACGGCGCGGTATTGTTCCCAAGATTCTACCTCCCCCACTTCTGCAATGTTCCTCTTTCTGCGTTTCTCGCCCTCCGCTTCCCCAGTTCTCTCTCGAAAGAAAACAAAAATAACGTGTCTCTCTCCGTCACTCGGTCACTCGTCGCATACCCTCCCTTGAGCTCCTTGTCAGTCGCTCCGGTCGGGCTTGCTCCTCGCTCCCTCGTTCCTCCGATCGACACATTATTTTTGTTCCCAGGAATCTATCGTCACCGGCACCGAAGAACCAATCTCGGCAGCTCTCCCGCACGCCATCAGCTCTTGGCTCAAACCAGTTCCGCCGCGCGTCCCTGCGCGGCTTCACCTTCACTCGGGCACTCCGCACTTCGGCCCTCCTGGCCTCGTGCTCCCGTGCCCTCATTCCGCGGTTTCCCGCACTCCGTACAAGGGCGCCTTAATCGCGTTTCCATTGCACCACTTTTCAAATCTGTCTGCCAATTCGCTTCTCGTCAGATTTCAGGCATACCGTCAGCACGCAACCTTTCGTCGCTGAAAGCTTGGTTCCCCTTTTTCCCGGAAGTGTTAGCTGGTAACTCGTGGCTCCAAAAAGCGCCGGGTCCCCTCCGCCCCTGCCGGCCCCCCTCTCCCCAAACCCCTCACCCCCCGCATACCCCACAATAAGGTACCGCTATTGAACTTGGGGAGAGGGGGGCCTCTTAGGGGCTCCGGCGCGTTGCACTTGCCCGGCGTTTTTTGGAGCAGCTTATTCCAGGCGTTAAGCTCAACCGTCAGGAAGACTCATCGTGTTTGCTCTTCATGCTTTCTTCTGAGGTTGCTCAAGCGCATCGTAAACGCTGATTCCTCGACATCTTCTGCCTTGAACCGATTCCGTGATCTATCCCCGTACTGTCAGCACGCGACCTTCCGGCAACGGCTTGACCCAACTGCCCGGACAGCGTCCGGCGGTCCTCCAGGACTATCGTCCTTCCGAACCGTCGTCCACAGACCGGGCAGTACTGCGTTCCCGAAGGTTGCCTTCAGGCCGCTCCCGTGATGATTCCGTCCTGAAGTTTGGTGTGGCTATGATTCTGATTACCCGCTGAGCCCGCCCGCTTCGCGGGCGGGGATTCCAGATTTTTTTCGCTTCCAATTTTTTTCCGTCGGGGAGTGCGCGCAGCGCTTGCCTTTACTCGCTTTACTAGTGTCGCAAAGACGCGAATTTGTCGCGAATTACAACCTTTTATTCTTTATTTCTCTTTATATCTTTTTTTTATCTTTTTTTGTGTCACTGAAAGAAATATAAGAAAAAGAGTAAGAACGGTTTATCTTTCGGTACCATGAAGTATCACAATCGATCACTTTCTGGCGAGAAAACTGTTCCTAAGAGTCACCTTTTCGCGACACCCTACAGGGGAGCACGGGGGAGCGAAAAAAGCTTTGACGGTATCCGATAATTCCACGACACTATAGGCATGGCGGGAAGCATTGAATTCGGCACGTGTTCATGGAATTATGATTCATGGATCGGATTGGTCTATAGCCGTAAAGCATCGCACTCGGCAGCCTATCTCCGGGAGTATTCGGAGAGGTATCCCACGGTCGAGGTCGATAGCTGGTTCTACAAGCTACCCTCGACCGATGACGCGAAAGAATACCGCGAGCTCACCCCCGAGGGCTTTACCTTTTCCTGCAAGTTGACCGAATCCCTCTCACTGACCCATGAGCGGAATCGGGATAAAACGGCGCCGCTCATCGCGAACCCGGACTTTCTATCGGCTACGGTCTACTCTCAATACCTTGAGGCAACCCGAGAACTGCATGACCGGATTTTCCTCGCCGAGCTGGAATTCGAATACCTCAACAAACAGAAAATGGCCGGTCTTGACGCCTTTTTGAAGACCCTCGACGGCTTTGTTACTGCCCTTGAAAAGTCAGGGACAAGGAATACGCTACCCCTCGCCATCGAGTCGAGAAACGCGAACTATCTGACCCGCGAGTACTTTCACTTCCTCAAGGATCATGACATTGCGCACGTTTTTTCTGAAAAGCAATACCTCCCGCATGTGTATGAACTCTTCGCGAAATTCGGTGATCTGATCGGCGATCGCGTTGCGATTAGGCTTCTCGGCGGAGACCGGAAAGAAATCGAGGATAAGACGAAGGGCAACTGGAACGAAATCGTCGAGCCAAAGGAAGACCTTGGAGAGATAGCCGGTATGATCAGATCACTCGCGAACGGGAGCAGATTGGTCAAAGTGTATCTAAATAATCACTATGAGGGCTCAGCACCGAAATCAATTGAACGCCTACGCGATTTGCTATAAAAAAGAAAACCTTTAGTCCGTCAGTTCCTGGAATACAGTCTGAAATCTGTTACTTAACCGCGCGAAGACAGCAATGAGATCGGGATCAAAATGCGACCCAGAGCTTCCCATAATGTATTTTACGGCTTCTTCATGCGTCCAGGGTTCCTTATAAGGTCGCTTGCTTCGAAGGGCATCGTAGACATCACACAGAGCCGTAATATGGGCGGATAGCGGAATATGCTTGCCCCCGATTCCATGAGGGTAGCCCGATCCGTCAAATTTCTCGTGATGGCACAAGGTTATCGCCGCAGCCATCTCGAATTCATCCTTACCCTTAATAATGTTATGACCAAGTGTCGTGTGCGTTTTCATGATTTGAAATTCTTCGGGTGTTAACTTTCTTGGTGCCATCAAGATCGAATCTAAAATACCGACTTTTCCGATATCATGCATGGGCGCAAAGATTTCGATATCGTCGCAATATTTCACGTTCTTTCCCATCTCTCTGGCTACAAGCTTCGCAAAGAGACCTACGCGTTTCATATGATTACCTGTATCGTCATCGCGTAATTCGGCAAGATCGGCAATTGTTTTATATAGTTGGATGCGGTTTTTTTGCGCTATCTCATGCGATACTGTCATGTCAACCGGAAATCCGATAATACTTTTAAGCGTACCCGTTTCGTTATATACCGCGTTTACAAGAAGGCTGATCCATACCAACGTGTTGTCTTTTCGCCGATTAATTACTTCCCCTTTCCATGTGCGTATCATTGGATCTCGAACGGCAGACCAAAGATCGCGGAACATCGCCTCGTACTCGAAATTACCTATTCCAAGATTTTCATATACTTCCCGTCCAGGATTAAGGATGTTGGGGTTTTTTCCAACGACTTCATTTCGTGAGAAACCGTACATTTCTGAGAATGAATTATTTACTGATATAATGATGCCATCCGGATCCGTTATTACTATTGGCTGCGAAGTATTTTGGAAAGCGGAATAATACTGGTTTTTCTCGTTTTCGATTTGTTCGAGCTTCGTAATATCTTTACAAAATGCCATCAATTTTCCGCTGTCAAGGCTTACGATGTTCACGTCTACGGTAATTTTTGATCCATTTTTTGTTATGATATGGGATACACGTCCGGATTTTTTAGTGTCTCGTAGCTCATCCAAAGACTTTTTGTGGCCAGCGGTGTCTTCAGGCGCTAAAAGATCCTTAATCTGTAAGGAGCGCATTTCTTCCATACTGTATCCGACCATCTGACACGCAGCGGAATTGGCATAAATGTAATGAAATGTATTGTCCGTAATAAAAACACCGTCCGGCGCATTATCGATATACTCACGGAGCTCTTCTTTGCTTTTCACCAACTCTTGTTCCATGATTTTCTGATCCGTAATATCGAATGAGATAACCACAAAATATTCTCTCATCGGAGAAAATACCGACAAATGAAACCATTTATTCAACGCGGATGAAAAGGCCTCAATTTCAGTACTCTCACCGGTAAGCGCAACCTTTCCAAAGCATCCTACCCAATCAAAAGAATCTTCAAGAACCGTCGGAACAATCTCCGAAATACGCTTGCCTTCCACCTTATCCTGATCCAACCCAAGCATCGTCAAAAAAACCTGATTTGTATCAAGAAAAATATAGTCGCAAGGCATACCGGCCTCATCAAGTATAATCTGATCATATGAGTAGCCAAAGGTGGAGTTCTTAAGTATTATGTCTTTGATTTGAGAGTTCATCGGTTCTCCTGATTCGGAGCTAATTTCTACTCAAATATGCTTCCTTAGATATTATCAAAGATGATGCATTTTCAAGTAAATCTAACTTAACAATAAAGCACACCACACCATACGTCAAGATTATTCACTCCCTCACCGCGATCCCCACCCAATACCGCGCCTTGTTCGTCCGGTCCTTCTGTATTCCCATGTTCTGCAGATGAATCCCGAACATCCGCTGCGAGTACGGACGCTCCGAGTTCCGCTCGCACCATGCGATGTATGAGCGGAAAAGATCGCCCGACGAAATACGCAGATACCCCGTCGGATCGACAATGCAGCATTCCTGCAGGAACGAACCGATCAAGTCCATCTCGTCCTGGTATTCGTTCGTCGCTCGCTTTACTTCCTCCGGTTCCCCGAGACGTTCCTTCTGCCATCGAATACAGCCTTCGACCATCCAGTTGAGAATCCCCTTGTGCTCCTTCCTAAGCTTCTCCATGAGATCAGGGTCACGCTCCTCGTAGGGAATGGTCACGGTAAACGGGATAAGCTTTATTCGACGCCATATACCATGATCGTTTCCCCGGATCACAGGCTTATGGTTGGTCGCCATGAAAATCTTGAACGTCGGGAGGAAGTCGAAGTACTCGCCGTAGAGGAAACGCGCGGTCATCATGTCCTGTCCGGTCACCTGCTTGATGAGCGGCTCGCTCATCCGCTTCCCTTCCTCGGCCTCGACCGTCGTCACGAACCGAGTCCCCCGAAGCCGCGCGATATCGTTCGAGATCCCGTCCCCATGCTTCTTCATGAAGGTCTCGGTCGGCGTCGCCATCGAGTACTCACCCATAATCTCCATGATGGTATTGATAAAGGTGCTTTTTCCGTTCGCGCCCGATCCATACAGAATGAACATCACCTGCTCGCTCATGTCCCCGGTCATCGCCCAGCCGACGGCCTTCTGAAGAAAGTAGATCAACGGGGCGTTACCGTTCATGATACGGAGGAGGAAGTTATACCATTCCGGGCACTGTTCGCCCCGGTCAAACGAGACCGACGCGCATTTGGTAATGAACTTGTCCCGCATTGGGGGATTCAGTTCACCCGTCCGAAGATCAAGCGTTCCGTTCCTGACGTTAAGAAGGAACGGTTCGCGGTCTACCTGCGCGGGGAGTATCCGCACGGAACGCTCAAGACTCGCGCTCTCGACGAGAGCCTGCCTTCTCCGCAAGGATTCGCACTTCACGAGATGTTTCACCAGTTCCACCGCCCGCTGATGATCGCTGATCCGGGTAACGCGGAGGAACATGCCGCGTAGAAACTCCTTCGCGAGCGCGAATATCTCGCCGCAGTCGTCGGGACGCCAGGTATTCCCGTCCCAGATGATCCATTTCTTCCAGGGCATGCAGTATTTAATCTTCTCGCGGAATTCCTGCACGAAGAGTTCCGCGTTGGTGAGATCGGTAAATTGCTCCTTACCCGCGATCAGATCGTCCAACTTGAGCTGTAGCGCGTCATACATCGTCGCGAGTTCTTTCTCTTCGTCAGTCACAGATACCCCTGTTCCCTGAGTGCGTAATAGTATTTTTCGTACCGCTTCTCGAAATCAACGCAAGGCCCATCGGCGGCATGTGCCACACGATAGAGCGTCACGAGCGACCCCGGCTTTCTCGCGTATCCGTCCTTGAGGATGAACACCATGACCGAGAGAACCTGGAATGAGAACGTCTTCCCCAGTTTTTCATAGCACATCTCATAGAGGAGGCAATCAGCCTGTTCCTTTTGGATAAAATCTTTGAGCCGTGACACCTGCCAACTATAGTGATTTATCCTTCTTCTTCGAGCGCTCATGTCCCTTCCTCTCGTACGAACACCCGTACCGCATCCCCACAGGCAGACCGGTCGTCAACGAAGGTCACGAAAACCCAGAAACGCCACCATCCCGCCTGATCGAACTCATTCCCCGTAAGGTCATGCGACACGACTCCTCTTCCCTGATCGCTCACGAACGCGGGAAAGTGCCCCCGCGTTCCGTCGGGCTTCTCGTACCGGATCTCGCAGGAAGAGACGTCCGAGAGGGCGGTCCCGGTGCGGGCACTGATTCGCAGCGCGGTCTGTCCGGCGAAAATCGACGTCATACCAACGTACTCCTTATTTCGATCTCCCTCGTAATCCTCGAAACGAAGACAAGCTCCTCTTTCTTCAGGATCATCCGAGGAAGCATTCGCTCGAGAAACTCAAGCGCGCTTTCGACAAAACGTGAGAACCAGATCCTCCGAACGATTTCGCCTTGCGGTAAGGCCGCAGAAACACAGAGCCGGATCAATCGCTGAACGATTCCCGAAGACCTTGTAACATCAAGCACATCCTCCAATGTTCGAAAAAACGAAGAGACTGTCCGTTTAATCTCGTCTACCGAGACGGAACCGATACCCATCCGGTTGATACCGACACATCGGTTTATCGCAAGTTCGGCGCCAACCGAACCGGAAGAAGTCCGCGCGACTCCCGCGCGCCTTGCCGCACTTTCAGTAATCCCCGCGTTACCCATACACGTTCTCGTATAGTTCACGGCGCTCGTATACGAGAAGTACGCGCTCATGATGACGTTCCACACCTCGCCGTAATCGCTGAAAGTCTCCGGCACATCGGTAAAGGTATCGGTCCACATTTTCCGGAACGTCCCGGCGACGTCGTAGTATGTGTTGACGCCGTATTTCGCGTTATAGCCGTACCAGAAAGTCTCCCCGGCCGCGATCGTCCGCGACAGCGTAAACGTCGAAGGCACCCATCCACCCGTCGTCCGATCTAGATCGACGATCGCCTCATTCCTCGAAAGCCTTGTCCCCGGAAAATTGGATGCATCGGAGAAAAGAACCGCCTGTCCGTTACAGTCATCGGACATGTACGAGTAGATATAGGATGTGCAGAGTCCCGCTATCGCGCTTGCAGCGGTGAACTTGCTTAAGCCCATTTGGCAATCGAGATAGAACGGTTGGGGATCACCCTCCCCATACCAGTCAATCGTATTAAGCGCGCCCCGCGTTTGGGTACCGATCACAGGATCGACGACGACGGGATACGCGGCATCGGCAAGCCATTTCTCCGGTATCGTCACGGCCATCACCCGACCGGTTATCTCAAGCCTTCCCCAAACCCCGCGTCCCCGCGCGTCCCGGATTCTGGGCCGAAAGATATGGCAGAACTTCCCCGTCTTGAATCTGCCGTTTCGCTCCTTCCAGTACACGGCGTAGCTATCGAGAACCTCGGGAGCGCACCGAATACCATGTTTTCGGGCATCCTCTTCGGACGGTTGCCTGAAGAACTCAAGCCCGTCGGGAACCGAGAGGTCGATCGAGACGACATTCGTTTCGGGCTCCCGGAGAAGCACTACGTCGTATTCAAAGCGGTCGCCGTCGAGTCGCCTAAAAACGTGGTGCGTCTTCGGAGTCTCATCAGGTTTCAAGAGAACTTCATTCCCCCGAACAATCGTTTTTCCCCGATAGTCTCCCTCCGTGCCGAACGAAAGCGACACCGAGTCATTCCACCGGGAAAGCGAGAAAAGAGTATCCTTTCCCGTAAGCCGGACGCGACAGGGTGAGTCCAGGACCGATTGGTCGAGGTATAGAGATGATCGCTCTTGCTGGAATCTGACCATCAGGAACCTGTAAAGGTAATCTGCCAGTCCACCTGAAGGGTGTCGACGCTCGTCACGTTCGCCGCAGGGGTAATCTGTGCGTACGCGAGGGATATCGCCCCGGCGGTATTCCCGTTCAGGAGGCAAGCCTCGTTTATTCCGTTCGCGTTAATCTTTCCTGCCTCGAAACTCGTCCGATAGGTGAGCACATTGTCCCCGGTCGAACCGAACGCGGCACTCCGCGTGGGATACCCCGCATCGAGGGCTTCCATCGAGCCGGTTGCGGTATTGCACCGGGTGTTCGTTTTCGGGCTGCTTCCCGTCCACCCCGTCCCGACCTGGATAAATCCCGTCGCCGAGGTAATCTTGGTCTGCGTCGGGGTACCGAGAAGGAGATCGGCGATCAAGCCCTCCCCCTGCCTCGTAATCGTGTTGTGGTGCCGCGAGATCATCGGCTTGCCGGGAATACCGAGAATCCTTCTGATTAAGCCCGGTTCATGCCGTTTCACCGATCCGTCCGGCGCGATGACGCATACCCGCACCTTCCCCTTCAATTTGTATTTCGCTTTCACACCGGTCTCCTTATCGTGCCAATCCGTAGATAAGCATCCCGCCGAGTATCACGACGGTTTCCACGATCGCGCAGCTACGCCATACGACACGTTCTCCGTCGATGCGCGCGGCTTCCTTCCTCCAGCTCTCGGCGATGCTTTTCTGTACCGCGATCTCGCCTGAATCCTCGGCCGCGACCTCGCGAGCGGCTTCCTGCGCCGTCCGCTCGATCTCCTCGTCGGCGTCAGTCAGTATGTTGCTCATCAATTCTGCGACCTCCTGCCGCGAGAATTCGGTTTTTGACCCGAGAAGCGAATCGATTTCTGCCTGCGTCAACGGTGTCGCCCACGCCCTCGTAGCGTTCGGCAATTGTACGAGAAGGAGTAGCGCGCACAGCGTCCACAGCTTCCTGCCGTTTTGATTCGGCCAGTGCGGTAAACTCATCGTTTTTTTTGTCTCCCCGGATTTCTCCTGATCGTCCTTTCTTCGATAAGACGGTTAGCGCGAGGAGAAGGATCGCCCCGGCGCCTACGGCAATTCCTGCCAGGAACGTCTTTGCCTTTTTCATGAACTCATTCACTCAATCTCCCCTCCGGAAGGGCGACCGCCCCTCATCTGCGCGAGAACCTTCAGCCCGACGATCCCGAAGAGAACCGAAACCATTACCGCGAACCAAACGCCCTCGCCGATCTTGCCGGTTACGAGGAGCCAGGTCGCAAGATAGAGGCAGAAGGGCTTGAAGCCGATCATCTTCGAGGGCAAAGCGAGTATTCGCTTTGCAAGGATCGCGAAGTGCTCGCGAAAGGTGTAATCGCACACTTCCCGATACCCAGTTTCTTCAGTCTGTTCGTTTACCATATCTCCGGTTTCTCCTTCACCGCATTCGCGGCCACTACGAACGCCCCGAACTCGGGATCGAGCCCGAAAAGGTCCTCACCCGCTTTCTCTCCCTCGTCGAGCGCCTTCCGGTCCAGTCCCCGAATCACCATCTCGCATCCCATAAGCGAGTACGAATGGCGCATCGAACTCGTGAGCCTTATGTCTGCCTTCGGTTCCACGACGTTCATTACGACGCCTTCATGGATCACCCCGGCGACGTGGACGACCTCGCCGCGCTTCGCCAGACGATCACCGTGTTGCCGGTCATACTGCGTCACGAAGAACACCGCTTGGATGTCATCGATCTCCGGGTTTTTCACCGTGAAGTATTTTTTGTAAAGGCCGTCCGCGGTTGTCCTGATAATCTTGCCCGTAGCGGCGGCGATCGCGAGGCACACGGCTCCCGAGCAATCGGCGCCGGATGGCAACTCTTTTCCCCAGAGATACGGGCTTCGGTACTGAAGGAGGAGAAAGTACACGTACTTCTCGCGTTCTCCCATTTCACCGAATTGTTTTTCTTCGATCTCGAATATCTTTTTCCAGTTGATCACGCTTACTTAACTCCTTTTCGTGAACGCCATCACGATCGTGAACACGCACATCACGGTTGAAACGCATACCGCCCAAATCGAGACGGCGAAGCTTTTCCCGCCCTTGTGCCCCGAGAGGTGCCCTTCGACGAGCCGGGCGGTCGCGCAGACGGTAGGGTTCTTCTGACATTCCACCTGGTCGCTTTCGAGCGCGGTAATCCGCAAAAGCGTATTCTGCTTGAACTCACGCATCTCTCCCCTGAATTCCTGCATGTCGGATCGGAGCCCGTTCATTACGGAGACCGTCTCGGCGATCAGTTTCCGGTCATCTTCGTTCACTTCAAGCCTCCTCAAGGAAGAACGTGGCATGGAACGCCTCGCGCGCTTTGTACCTGAGTTCCATCTCGACGATCTCCGCGCGTTCGCAGACGAGTCCGTCGGGTAAGTTCACGCTCACGGCTGCGCCTACCCGCGCATGAAAGACGCCACGATTGGTCTTCAGGAAGAATCCCTTCCGCGCGCGAGAGAACTTATCGAGCAGTCCCGCCGCGAAAGTCCGGTAATACGGAACGCCGTCGCGGAGGCTCTCCGACAGGTAGGGTGTCGTGATGTTCTCCGCGACCGTTCCGTTCATAGAGACTTCGAGTGGATTGTCGATGTAATGCGAAAAGCTCGTCTCTCCCGCGATCGCGTCGCCTGATATCGTTGCCGAAAGCAAGACGGTATCCGTTTCCGTTCCAAGACGTACCGAAGCACGATCGCGGCGCGTAGTCACGTCGTATGCAAGGACCTGTAGGGGCGGCCCTGCGGTGTCGATGTTCGCCGCGAACTCATCTTGCGAATCAAGATTCTCCGCGTAGACAACAGCAAGGCTGTTCCCTTCTGTCGTTTTCACGGTGTAGTGTGCATCGTATCCGCCGTTTTCGATTGCCCGCTTTTCCCCGTCAACGACGAAGGGAAACGTCGGTACAAGGCCGCTGGTGTAGATAACCGGCGGGTCGGAATATCGCCAGAGTTCGGTTTGTACGAACTCACGGTACCTGGTCCAGCGGAGTCTGATGGTATTCCGGTATTGGCTGCGCAAGTCATGCATACGAACGTGAGTTACGTTCGATGAATCAAAAACGTATTGAGCTTCATCCTCGGTGTTTACGAAGACGAGCGGCTTTTCCATCGCAGTCTCAAGGTGCGCCCCGTAGATGGTCGCAACGTCCGAAAGCTCGTCCCAGACCGATCGAGTCAGGTTCACGTACGGGAGGTATTCGGCAATGGTCGAGCAATCTATGTCTCCCACGGAGAGCCCTGCCCGTCCGGCGATCAGGTGCACGATGGATCGATCCGGGAATTCCTTGTCACAGATCCGTGCATGGACGAGCACCTCAGGATTCGTCCAGTCTTTTTCCTTGTCCGTTTCCTTGAGCCGAGCGGCGAGGTCGACGAGACCGACAGTGCAAACGCGACCTTTGTAGCCGGTCGCGGTTTGCTGAAAGCCATTATCGTCCACATAGAGGAGGAAGCGATTAACGTACGGGATGTCGGTCCCGGTGGTATACGAGATCCGTACCATACGTCCCGGCCGGAGGTTTCCTAGTCCGTCCGCCTGTTCGCTTCCGTTGTACTTGTTGTATGCCGGCAGGTATGCGTCAAAAAAACGGGGGCAGTAAGAGCCAGTTGTATTGTCAAGGACAAGGGTTCCCCGCGTCACCGTTCCGCCTGTTTTCTCTTTCAGGCTCGTCACGACCAGTTCAAGGATGTCGCTTTCGGGGACGCTCACGTATTCGCCCATGGCGGTAAAGTCAAAGGCGACCTGTACGCGGACTTTGGTATGTCCTTCGGCTATGGCCTCCCGAAGCCGGTCCTCGACTGAGTAAAACGTCATTCAGGGGTTACCCACTCGCCCTTGGCATTTCGCACGGTTATGAGGCATTCTCCGTCAACGCGGAAGCGCCTCACGACGAGGATTTCCTCGGCGTTGTCGGTGTTTGCGTTGAAGGAAAGTAGGATAAGGCTCGTCAGGCTAATGCGGAGACGGTCGCCGAAGGTCAAAGTGACGAGGGTAATACTTCGGCAGTCGTTGAGTTCGTCTCCGTCTTTCAGGGGGTAATGGAGCTGGAGGACGGTTGAGATGGCGTCGCCGAAGAGACGGGTCAAGGAGAAGCGGTATATGTTGGTTGATGCTTTGCCGTCAAGGACGATGTCGTTGTCGAAGAAAGATAGGGTTTCGTTCTGTTCCCAGGGAAGGTCGGGGGTCTGGTAATCCCAGTCGGCGGCTTCCTCGCCTTCCATGTCGAGTCTGACGTAGAGGGCTTCGTCGCGGTCTGCACGGACTTCCCAACCGGTCATGATGAGGTTCCGGTAGATACGTTTTTCAACGATTCTATTGAGGTACAGGATGAAGGTCTGATCAGGTCCGGTTCGGAGGAGTCCGGCTATTGCCAAGAGAGATGTTCCGCATACGCGGGTTACGACGCAGCCCAGGACGGCAAATCCGCCGCGGACGAGGCCGATCGGCATGATGTATCCGACGAGTGGGTCGAGTTCGGCCCATTGGGGTTCCTCTCGGAGGGTCTCAAGGGTATAGGGGATGGCAGTAAGTTCGTCGTTCCGATAGAGGGTTATCGTGCATTCTGAGCCGAGTATGTACATGGCAGGCCTCCATGTGACATACGGTATCAGAGGGGATTAGTGGGCGGATGGTCTATTTTTTCGACAGAAATGAATAATTTGTAGAAAAAGTGAAAAAACATATCCCTATAATTTTACTGTATTTATGAAGGGTTCTGTCCGATTGTTTACTTGACAGTAAACATAGGTTGCCCTATATTTATTGTAGTGATACTCATCTACCTAGTGTAGAAGGAGCTGAGGGGTCGGGTAACAACCGATTCCCTTTATTTTTTAAAGTCTTTCCTACCTTTATCATATTTTTCCCGATACCGTGCTTCATCCCGTTCGGTAGTAACGTAAAATGCCGTTGCCAGGAAGTATTTCCCGGGTTTTTCTTTCAGAACAATAAGATACTTACCTTCAACATACCAGATATAATATTTTTCGATTTCATGCCCTGCACTCTTGTCAAATTCAAGTGAACACCAACAAAGAAGTGCTGGATGATTCCATTGTTGAATCATCGACTTAAGCCAGGGAAGCCTTTTGGCTCTCTTGTAATCCAAAAGTCGCTCACCATTCCGTATATAATCAGTGCGAGTAATAATATGCCAAAAACCCTCTGGATAGGAACTTTCCCTGTGGCTGTTATCAAAAACAACCGGTTTTGCCCGGAAATAAGGCTTCGTTTCTATAAAATCTTTGAAAAAGATCTGGAAAAGTTGCTTCACAAGCTCATCAAATGATATTGCGTCATCAAGATAGAGTTTTTCTGGCAAACTGATTGTTAATGCTTCTTCGGATTGGTCAGAGCTCTCCATTTCAGGCCTCCTTTCTTGGCCAGAAATGAAAAAGATTGAATTTTTCAGCCCATGGTTCTGTAGATTTTGTCAGGGCATATCCTGCACGTTCTTGAACCAACCGGGTTATCTCCTGCTTTGCAGAACTAGTATCCAACCCTCTTGTTGCATACATAATCGAACCTAGAAGGAAATCAGTCAATTGCATCAGTTCCGCTTCATCAGACCGGATCACTTGTATACGGGGAACTCGGCGCTGTTCAAAATCATGAAGCGAATTTGAAATTACTTCCTTCAGCTTTTTTACCTTTAGAGAACCTTTGGTATCCTTGATGTCCAGATATACATGAAAAGTATCAGAATCGTGGATATACGTAAGCCCACGGATTAAGTAATAGTACATTTTGTAATAAAAAAGATCGTGACTCCCCTGATTGAAGGTTTCATGTCGTAATTCATCCTTGTCATGCACAACGACAGCACGAAAGCTCAAATCTGTATTATTAAAAAAATACTCAATGATTGCAGTATAGAATGGGATATTTTTAGGTGATACTTTCGTCCATTTCATTTCACTAGTACAATGAAATTGCTCTTTTATGTGTCGTATTGCCAGCGAATGAGAACGAACTGTTTCAACGGGTGCAGAAACCGAACCAAAACCCATATACTTCTGATGGTCATTCAAGATATGACAGCTTTCATCACAATACACATTAAGAATCGGTTTTATTTCGTGCTCCAAGTTTTTTTACTCCCTTTAATTTCAAGACTACCACAAGATGAACCATTTGTAATTACAAACAGTATCAAGTTTCCCTGTGCCACACGGACACAGGGAAATGGATTTAATACGTTACAGTCTTCCAGTACGCCCCTTTATTACAGGATCGCACGGGAGGAAAAGTGTCTCCCCTATCCATGGGGATCTTCTTTTCGTTTGCGGTCGGTTGTGGCGAGTATGTACCATCGGTATACCCGTCCCAGTCGTATGAAGCCTTGATTGGTGAAGTATCACCGGTTTTGAATCTATAAGTCATTGTATATCTCCTGTCATAATAATTCCGCATGGCTTCAAAAGAGCCATGCGGAAACACTGAATTACGCCGCCGGTTCCCGGTTTACCCCGAGAACACCGTCGTAATACCCGTTTGTCATGCGCCACCAAGCCATGTAAAGCGGTCCATGCCGCCTGGTGGAACCAGTAAGGGAATAGAATCGTGTCTCAAGATCAACTGGTCGTTGATACGTGAGGCACCCGTCAGGTTGAGACATTGCGATTTCTCGCAATGCCTCCAGTTCAAATTTGGTGTAACTATTGGGCATAGTTAACACCTCCTGCATTGCCGCTTGACTGGATTCTGCATTTCAAATCGGTTAAGAAAAAGTGTGGAAGGAAAAAGTCGGGATATACCTGTTGACTTTTTGAAACGATGCATGGTAATGTACTTTACGTTAACTGATTCGTCCTTTTTCAAATGCATTCCAACAGCGGTGGTTTCGTCAGGCTATTTCCTTCCTCCAAAGTAAATAGTCAGATTCTTAGTTCCGCTTCTGCAAGTTCCAAAAACCCAATCGTCATTATAGCATTCTCATTAAACATGTCAAGACGTTTTTGGTATTAATTACGCTATTTATGGTGTTTTATCAACCTTTCATTGCAACATACCGCTATATATACCGCAGGATAGTTAGTTATCCACTATGTATTACACCAGAAAAATTCTTGTCCAACTATCCAATCTGAGATAAACTAGCATATATGCTAGAAAATCATATAAAAAACGTAAAATACAGCTTCTTTATCTCTTTTAGGAAAACGGCGATACCATTTTCTTGGGCGCAAAATGGCGACCATTATGAAGCTTTATATATTCGCAATCGGTATCACATATTTATAAGCAGAAAAACATGGATAAAGAACTAAGCCAGATTGAACTGTCAGAGATCAAAACACAGATACCCAATATTTTAATGAATAAACTCAACATGTTGGGTTTACGAAATATACAGGACATCAAAGCATTTAGTATCGAAGATTTCTCAAAGGTTAAATCAATCGGAGCAAAAACAATTGAGTTATACCGAAACTTAAAATTCATGATTGATAATGAACCCGAAAAGCTGCTGTATAATAACAATCATGTTCATGAAGAGTATTCTGCTATTCCCCACGAAATCAGGTCAATCGAAATAAAATATCTGACATCCCTTATTCCTAGTATGTTTAGCGTAACCTGAAAGTACCCAGAAAAAGCAAACTGGAATGGACCAAAAAAGCGTCAAAAATACCCCGAAAAAGCGTGGGTATTTTGGCGGTTTACCTCCCTGTAGAATCGTTCTACGGGGAGGAAAGGAATGCTGACCATGAACCAGATTGACGAAGTGAAGGAACTGCAACGCCAGGGGTACGGACCAGTAGAGATCTCACGACGACTCGGAATCAACCGAAAAACGGTGTCCGCTTACATGCAAAAGGAAAGCTTCAACGACGAACTTTCTGAACGAACACAGCGAGGCTCAAAACTCGATCGCTGGAAAAGCGAGATAGACCTCTGGCTCGACGAAGATCGCCGCATGAGATACAAGCAAAGGCATACCGCGCAACGGGTATTCGTCCGGCTCACGGAACTGCATCCCGACTTTGACTGCTCGTACTCCATCGTTCAGCGGTATCTGAAAACGGCCAGAAAAGCCCGCGTCGCCGCCGATGGAGCGCTCGAACTCGTCTGGTTCCCAGGAGAGGCTCAAGCCGATTTTGGGGAAGCCGACGTACTCGAAAACGGCGAGAAGAAAAGCCGGAAATACTTTGTTTTGAGCTTTCCGTTCAGCAACGCGGCGTACACGCAATGCTTTGGCGGAGAGACCGCGGAATGCGTCTGTCAGGGACTGCTCGACATATTCAATCACATCGGCGGCGTTCCCCTGCGGATCGTCTTCGACAACGCGACGGGCGTGGGTCGACGCGTTCGCGATCAGGTTCTGTATTCCGAACTGTTTCTCCGGTTCAAGTGCCATTATGGTTTTTCAGTAACCTTCTGCAATCCGGAAAGCGGACAGGAAAAAGGGAACGTGGAAAACAAGGTCGGCTATATTCGCCGGAATCTGTTCGTTCCGATCCCTGCGGTAACGGATATGATTTCGTGGAACAACGAATTACTGTCGACATGCGAACGGGACTTTGAACGGGAACATTACAAGAAGGGCAAACCGATCGCCGAGCTTTTCAAGCAGGACAAGGCGGCTCTCGCGCCGCTTCCCGCGAAACCGTTTCGGGTCGAGCGCTTGGTCAAATACAGGACAGACGGGTATGGCAAATTCTGTACCGACTCGAATCACTGGTATTCGACGCGACCGGAAAACGCATACGCGAACATTGTCGTCGGGCTCGGCGCCCACGCAATAACCGTCTATTCCGAGTCGGGAGAGACAATCGCATGCCACGCAAGGGTTTACGGCTCATGCCGGTCGGACTCGACCGATTACCTGACGAGTATCGACATGCTCGTCAAGAAAAGCGGCGCGTGGAAAAACTGCGAACTCAGGAACAAACTGGACGGCGATAGCCGGTCCATCATCGACGAAATGCCCCAGTCCCGACGAAGCGAACTGTTGCGGTCTCTCGGCAAAAACGCCGAGCACTATGGTTTTGACGCAGCGCTGTCGGCTCTTGAGGAAGCTGTGAAGCGCGGAACCGACGATGAGTTCAGCCTGCAGGCGCTCGCCGCCCGGAAGGCGTACGATATCTTCGGCGAGATTCCCGACTCGGGTCCGAATCTCGCCGTATACGACTCGGCTCTCATTCATGGCGAAGGGAGCGTACTATGAGACAGCAACGAACCAACCGTTCCGATACGCGAAAGGCGATTTCGCTCATGCTGAAAAAGGTGACGTTCAGTCAAACGGCAATCGGTATCTGCGAGGAAGAAGCGAACGCGATAAACGAGAAATTTCTGCTTCGCGTGCTTGAGGCCGAGATTGCAAACCGTGAGGAGACTCGACGGGCACGGCTTCTTCGGGAGGCCGCGTTCCCCGTCTATAAAACGCTTGAGACATACGAGGATGGATCCTGCACGTTTCCGCCTCTGGTGAGCAGGAAAGACCTTGAATCATGCTCGTTCGTTACCGAGAAGAAAAACCTCGTCCTGTACGGACCGGTCGGAACCGGCAAGACCCATCTCGCGATTGCGTTGGGCGTGCGATCCTGCGAGCTCGGTTTTCGGGTCAAGTTCTTCACGGCAGCCCAGCTCGTCGTCCTTCTTTCCGAGGCGCTCGCCGCAGGTACGCTTGAGAAACTACTTCGGAGTATTTTAAAGGCGGAGTTGCTCGTCATAGACGAATGGGGCTATGTCCCTGTTAGCCGCGAAGGAGCACAATTGCTATTCAGAGTCATCTCCGATTGTTATGAGCAGCGGAGCTTGATCCTTACGACGAATCTTGAGTTCTCGAAGTGGGGATCGATCATGACCGACGACCAGATGGCTGCCGCCATGATCGACCGGCTTGCTCACCATGGTTATATCGTGTTGTTCGAAGGAGAGAGTTACCGCATGAAGCATGCGCTCATGCGACAAAAAAACCGGGTAAAAGTACCCGTCGCCTGATGGGTATTTTTACACGCTTTTTTGGGGTATTTTCACTTGACGGAATACATTCCTAGTAGGTTGTTTAAGAAACTGAATTTAGCAGAATGTAGAACTGTAGACGATGTTTTACGAATAAAAGTTTCTGATTTCAAGAAGATAGAATCGGTAGGGCAGGCCTCGGAGGAGGATCTCCTTCAATTTCGAAAGCAAATTGTATCAACCCCTCAAAATGTAAAAGAAGCATATCTTAAGGAATGCGAACCCATCTTGCCGATAACAAAACACGATTTACTAATCAATGACTTTAACCAATTTGTTACCGACTATTTTCTTTTATTAAACGATCGAAAGGCAAAAGACATTATCGAAAAACGTTTCTCATTAAATGGAAATAAACGATATACATTCGAAGATATTGGCTTGTTCTATGATATAAGTCGTCAAAGAGTACAACAAATTGAAACCAAACACCTTCAAAAACTATCATCTTTACTAGAGGGCTCAGTAATAAAGAACCCATATTGTAGACTGGATAAGAAACTTATTGATACCTTTACTGAAATCAAAGCCAATATTCAGAATCAGAAAATCATAACGAGTGATTATATATCATCTGTTTTTACTGCAAATGGCATGCCTAATGTTGATACACAGAATGGTATAATTTTGTTACTTTTAGCAGTAGGAAATGTAAGTGATTATGATTTTAATGGTACTCAAGTCTTCATTGTTAACAACTCATATACATATCAGGATTTTGTACTAACTTGTAATACATTAATAACGTATTTACAAGACATGGTAATTCCTGTCCCCTTTATTGAGATAGTGATTGCGCTGCGCAAGAAAAAGAAAATTACAAAAGAGTTAATAGAAATAGTAATTGGAATCCTACCCTATGTTGAACAAATAGAAAATGCTGAAAAAGTTTTTTTTCAGATTTCTTTTCATAAATTACGATCATTAAAAGATTGTGCTTATCGAGTTCTGTATGAAAAAAACGAAGTAATGCATGCAACTGATATTTGGAGAGAAATACGTCATCGCTTGACAAAGTCAGATATGGATAGTCAGGCAACGTGTACATCGATGAAAAATCAACTTGTTTCATCCCCGCTATTCTCCTCAATTGGAAAGACAGGTAAATGGGGTTTAACTGTCTGGAATAATGATTCTTCATCAATCGTAGAATTAATTGAGAAAGCCTTTTATCACTATAATCATGAATGTACTGTTAGAGACCTTTTTTCATATATTTCAGGTTTTAGACATGACGTTAAAGAATCTTCAATCAGTTCAATAATAAACCAACATCGCGATAAGTTTATCAATGTCGACCGCGGAGTATTCGCATTAAAAGAATGGAACCGGCATTATACCATACCTGTTGAACATACTCGTGAATGTGTCTCACGTGAAAAACTTGAAGATATATTATTGCATATTGCGGAGAAGAATCCAAACAAACAATATACTAGTAAGGAACTCCAGCAAGAGCTCATCACTTCTGGAATTAATTGGAAAGAAGGCAACTGCTATAATCGATTTACTTCAATTACTATGCTTGTTAAGAAAAAAGAGAATAACCGTGTCTACTATCTCATTGATCCAGAAAAGAAGTTGCCATCAAATTCAGGTCAGTCAAAGCAAGTTAAAACAGTTAATAGAATCATAGAAATGTTATCGAATCAGGACACTCGTATTTTAAAATTAAGTGATATTGTTAATCAATTAGCATCTGAAGGTGAAGTTAAGGCAAGCGTCTACAGCATTATTTCTGACAGGAGTACACTTTTTAAGAAAATCGAAAAGAACAAAATAGTATACCTACAATTACTCGAAAAGGACACAAATACATCAAGCAAAGAAGACAAGATTGATCACGGTCAAATTATCCAGGATGGAGAATCCGGTAAAACAGAATTCAAATCAAGTCTTCGTTACGATTATAAAACAAAACAATTAAACAAAGAACTTGAGTTTATGGTAATAAAATCAATAGCAGGCTTTCTTAACACAGATGGTGGTATACTATATATTGGCGTAGATGATGACTCTGGATTACTTGGATTAAGCAATGATTACCAAACATTATCTAAAAAGAACAAGGACGGTTTCATTCTTTATCTTAATAGTTTATTAATAAAATATTTCCAGAAATTTGGATTCTCATATATCAAGTCATCAGTCGAGAAAATATCTGATATCGAAATTTGCATTGTATCTGTCGAAAGAGCTAAGAAACCAATATTTGTTTCAAAGGATAATGAGAAGTTATTTTTTATCAGAGCAGCGGCTTCAATACAAAGCCTCGATCCTGAAGAAACGGTAAGTTATATTCAGGCACATTGGGAATCCTAACATATATACATAAATAACTATCACCCACGCAATCTCAGTTATACTTGAGAATGTATAGATAAGAATTAATTCAGAAATCTGAATCAACACTATTGACGACAAAATTTCATTATATCTTCCCGCCAACGCCCTTAAACTTCTCAACAAAATTTGCAATTTTCTGGAAAATAGTATGTTTCATAGTTAAATATTGAGGATTCAGCCGACTCATTTTTGGCAGGATCGCATTGAGTTCGGTTCCGTTTTCACTGGCGTACTCCCGTTTCAATGAAACGGTAATATACCGCCTTGCAGCTTCCTCATTCAGTTTTTCTTCGGTAATTAACTCGTTGACTTCGCGTTGTTGTTCCGCCTGGGCATATGCAAAAAAGGCGTCAATGACATGCGCTTTATCTTGAATGGCGTCAAGATTCGTATGATTGATGAAATCGACGAGCAAACTTTCCTTTGCGCGGTTGCCGATGCTCGAACGGATCAGTCTCCGAACATCCTCAACCAAGGCGGTCTTGTCTTTGCGCTTTTTGTTATTCTCGAAAATCAACTCGAGGATATAATCGAGATTGATTTCTTGCGATTTTAAGAGATCAACTTCGAAAACGACATCAGACCAATCAATCGTGGACTCGTCTCTCTGTTTCGCGTTACTCTCTCTCCGGAGCCAATCTCGAATATCATTATAGGTCGACCGGTAATCCTGAATCATTCGAGCTGGGGGTACTTTGATTTCCCGCATTGCGGCAATATCTTCGTCGTTCAAGTAGTACTTAGCCTTGAACTCCTCAACTGCCTCGGGATTCGTCGTATCAAGGTGCTGCAATGCCTGTAATCCCGCGAACTCATCATAATTCTGAAGTATGCTTTCCACGCGCAGATATTCGCCAAACAGTTTGGTAAAAGCTTTTTTGTCTTTTTCCGTTACGATTTCATCGGGATTGGGGAATCTGGTTTGTAGTTCTTTCACCACCTCCAGGTATCCACGCCGGGCTTCGCCGCTTGCGATATCGGTAAAGCCTTTCATGTACTCTTCATAGCTCTTTTCCAGAACGACATTACGCGTGTTTTTATCGCCAAAGAGCGTAATGGCGTCAATGGTAGCCTGTTCCAGGTCCCTGAATGTGACGATGTTACCGAATGTTTTCGTTGCGTCATATATGCGGTTGGTCCGGGAATACGCCTGAATCAGGCCATGAAAACGAAGGTTTTTATCGACAAAAAGCGTGTTCAGCGTAGGCGCGTCAAAACCCGTAAGGAACATTCCCACGACGATAAGCAAGTCAATTTCCTGTTTCTTAACGCGTGAGGAAAGATCACGGTAGTAATTCTGAAAACCATTGCTCTCGGTGCTGAAGTTGGTCTTGAACAGGGCATTATAATCGTTTATCGCGGAATTCAAGAACTCTTTCGCGCTGGAGTCCATTGCCGACGTTTCAAGGCTTTCATCGGTTATTTCCCCGATGGCGTTTTGGTCTTCGTTCGCGGCAAAGGAGAAAATGGTGGCGATTCGAAGCGGGTTGTCCTTGCTTTTTTGCAAAGAGCGGAAGGTCTCATAATATACTTTAGCAGCGTCTACGCTGCTTACCGCGAACATCGCGTTAAATCCGGTCCCGTTGGCAAGGAGTCGATGGGTCTTTTGCTTGTACTTGTCCAGGATATACTGCGAAATTTCACGGATGCGCTCGGGATGCAAGAACGCCTGCTTTGCTTCGGCTGCATTGAGTTTTTGCTCGTCTTGCTCACATTCCAGCGCTTTAAAATGCGGGCGGACATCGTTATAGTCAACCTTAAATTTCAATACCTTTTCGTCGCGGATCGCGTCGGTTATTACATAAGAGTGCAGTTCGGTTCCAAAGACGGACTGCGTGGTTTCCGCGCCCACGGCATTCTCGGTGAATATGGGTGTGCCGGTAAAACCGAACTGATAGAAATACTTGAATTTCTTTTTAAGGTTCTTTTGCGCTTCGCCGAATTGCGACCGATGACATTCATCAAAGATAAACACGACCTGTTTTTGGTAAATCGGTAGGCTGTCTTCGGTCTTCATCAGGTTATTGAGTTTCTGAATGGTGGTAACGATGATCCGGTTATCGTCCTTCTCGATATTGCGTTTCAGTCCGGCTGTGTTGTCGGAACCATTGACGCTATCAGGGGAAAACCGTTGATACTCTTTCATGGTCTGGAAGTCGAGATCCTTGCGATCGACGACGAAAAAAACCTTATCAATGAAATCGAGTTCGGTCGCAAGGCGAGCCGCCTTGAAGCTCGTAAGCGTCTTCCCCGATCCAGTCGTATGCCATACATACCCGCCGCTTTCGGGCTTTGACCAGTTTTTTGCCTGATACGAGCTGATAATTTTCCAATACAATCGCTCAGTTGCCGCGATTTGATAGGGTCGCATGACGAGAAGGGTGTTGTTTGTATCAAAGACCGAATAGCGGATCAGGACTTCCAGAAGCGTTTTCTTCTGAAAAAAGGTAGCGGTAAAATCTTTCAGGTCTTTTATGAGGCTGTTATCCGACTTCGCCCAGTTCATGGTGAAGTCAAAGCTGTTCTTGTCACGTTTGGTAGTATTGGCAAAGTAGCGACTGTCGGTTCCGTTGGATATTACAAAAAGCTGGAGATACTTATACAGGGATTGCTCGGAGTTAAAACTCTCCTTGCTATAGCGATGTACTTGATTGAAGGCTTCACGAATGGCGACTCCGCGTTTTTTGAGCTCTATCTGTACCAAGGGCAAGCCATTTACCAAAATCGTGACGTCATAGCGGTTGACCTGATTGCCGGTTTGCTCAAACTGTTTAATGACCTGTACTTTGTTACGGGAGAGGTTTTTCTTGTCCACCAGGTAAATGTTCTGTATATGTCCATCGTCAAAAACAAAATCATAGATATAGTCATCGTGTATTTTTCGGGTTTTATCTATGATGGTATCGCTGGGTTTATCCAGATAGCTTTCGACAAATCGGGACCATTCACTATTGGAAAAACTCATATTGTTAAGGGTTTGAAGCTGTATGCGGATATTGGACAACATCGCTTCGGGATTGTTTATAGTAGGTACAAATTCGTAACCCTGGTTTTGTAGATCTTCAATTAGTTCGCGTTCAAGATCACCTTCTGTTTGATAGCTGTCGCAAGCCTGTGATTCCTTGACGTACTTGTCAAGCACGATAAAGTTTTTTGATTCGGCTATGGTTTTATAATCACTCATTTATTATTGCCTCCTGCCAAAAGCTATATTTTGTTTTCAGATGATTCAGTAAGAATTTTACGATTTGCTTCTCCGGTTCTGTAGGCACCGCAGCTACTTCGTTGGATAAAGTAGAATGACTTGTGAATTGTATAATACGATTCATGTAGGTCTTCTTGTCATCGGGCAATAGTTCGGACCATCTGGGATAGCCTAAAAATTGTGCTGTTTTTTCATATAAATTCCGCAAAAGAGTGAAATGGTATTTTTGAATTTGGTTGTGTTTTATTGCATTTTCAAGAGTTTCTAATAAATATAAATGATATGAAAAGCTTTTATTCGAGTCTCCTTGCTTTTCCTCAAGTGCAAAAGTTCCATCATCATTCCGGCTTAGCAAACACCCCGATCTTACTCCGGTTTCATTGTATAATACATTATAAAATAATGGGTTATGAGTTGAGATAATGAAATTCAGTTTTTGCGATTTACTTGTTTTTATCAACCCTGCAATATTTACTGCTAACTCTATTAGGTGGTTTTCGTCCAATGAGCTGACAGGGTCATCAATAAAAATGTATTTTAATTGATTAAAATCACTTGTTGAACGATCAGCGATTTCATCAATATTCAATTCGTAAATGATTTGTTCCATCAAGGAATAGAAAACGCACCAAATTAAGTTACTTTCTTCACCTTTGGAGAGTTTAATATTTTCGATACTTTCATCATTACCACGTGTTAATGAAAAAGTTACCTCTGAAAAATCCGGACTAAATTTCGGTGTTATATGTGAATTGGTATAATGCTGAAAGTTAGCTATTATTTTTTGATCTTGACCTTGCCTGTTTAGTACCCATTCCGTGAAACTATTAGGCTGGATTTTTAGCTTTGGTTCTATATCATTATCTAAGTCATTATCCCAATAAAATAAGTCTTCAGTAAATGCGTTATAGTATATTACTTTTACTCCGGCTTCTTCCTCCGAATCAGGTAACTCATCGGTATGTTTTGGTGCAACCAGGAGCCTGAACTCTCGAGACAAACGGGTTTTACCTATACCATTGAAGGCATAGATTAACTGAACTTTGTTATTGGACTCTTTGAGTTGTTGTGAAATTTCCTGTAAAGTTTTTCCCATATTAAACTGTTCCCTCATTTCTGGAGAAAGCAACAAGCAGATTGTGGCGGCCCAAATATTGTTTCAGCAGTATTTTGATTTTATGCAACAAGGTTTCATACATGATTACAATAATGTGATTCATCATATCCAAGATAATGACTTTACGAACTTGTTTATTAAGTTTATTCATAACACCAAACATTTTTCTGGAGTCCTCTTAAGGTATTCTTCACGCCAATCTCTTAGCTTTATCATATCAGCAAGAAGTTCTTCCGATTTCGGCAGTTCCACCGGCGCTTCAAGTGGTTGCGAGTGTTCAAACCCGGAGTACTTGGTCATGAGCGAATCAAGAACAGAGCAATCATCCGCTTTTAATTTAGCCAGATCCTTGAGTTTTAGTGTGCAGACCGGTCGTTGAAATCTCTGAACAACACCGCATAGGAGATCATTTTCGATAGAGCGCTCTATCAGCGTCCTGAAGTCGCTACATATCGACTTTATCAGGATTTCTGAATATTCAAAATTGCCGTTCTCGTCTGCCTTATTTACATCCTGAGCCCGCTGATTTATTAGTACGTTCAATGCTGTTTTGATATCACTCTGCGATACTGGAATGGGAGCTGGTTCTCCTGTCCCCCAGTCTGTTGCACGAATGCTCACTATTTCCGGCTTAATGGACTTCTTCTCAGCATAATGTCTGACAGTCCCCAGCAATGACAGGCGGTGAGTAAAAACAATAACCTGTTTATCCTGAGACAACTCGATCAACCTTTGAACCACAGATTCCTCATAGCTTTGGTCAAGCGAAGATATTGGATCGTCAAAGACAAACGGCGCATGGTAGCACTTACCCGTAACATCGGCCAAGAACGCCGCAATGGACACGATTCTGTTTTCCCCTTCACTCAGGACATCAGCAAGTCCATTCTGCGAGGCCCCTTGAAGCTGGAGCTTATGAAGAACACGTCCCTTAGAAACCTTTGATTTCACCATTTCGACCTTTACTTGAGCCGCACCGAGTGCTTTTAGCTCCATGTTGAATCGTTGCACGAATGCATCTGTGATCAAGGCCTCTGCCATCTCCCCTTTCTTTTGTGATAAAGCTTTGGTGTTTGTCGATTTCTTGGCTTCCTGAATTTGGTCAAGTAGTTTCAAACGTGATATTTCTTCATCAATAGCAGCCCGGTTTTCAGATAACCACTTTCTGGCCTGTAAGCTGTTGATTTTTTTCTTGATCTCTTCGCGATTGTCACTTTTGGCATCTTCGTCATATTTTACTGCGAGTACACCGAGTTTTCCCGACTGGATGTTGGCTTCTTCGATCCATCTTGGCACTGACAAAGGACTCGGGATTGTTTCTTCAGAATTAATATCAGGTAGCAGATCTATTCTTGCCTGTAGTTGAACAAAGAAATCCATCACCTGAGTCGAAAAGTCATCCTGTGTAATTCCCGCCGCATCAATTCGTGTCTTCAGCGTCTCCGATGATGGGAGCGATTCAATAGTTTCACTGACGGTTTTGTATTCATTGGCTGCTTCAGCTGATGACTTTTGCAATTCTCCCTTCACGAAGTTTTCGAAAGATGTTAGCCGCTCTTTTGCCTCTTGTGACAAGACCTGATGGCACAGGACACAACGAGAACCATCAGTGATATTAGGGTACTCGACTTCTTTATATGCAACTGATACGGAATAGTTCCGAGCAGCATCCCAAAGCTCTTTCCATATATCGGATCCGATACCATCCAACTCGCTGTCGGAAAATACCTTTTCGGCGGCTACATCTGCCACTGTTTTCTTTAAGATCAACTTTTTCTTAGCAGCAATAATCCTCCGGCAATTCTCGTCTGATAATTGTTCCAGATACTTTTGAGTATCCCGAACCAAAGTATCGATATGGTGCTTCTGGCTTCTCAGTTGTTTTGCTTTATCTGCTGGTGACTCTTCAGCAAGACGCTTCTGTAGTGTCTGTAACTCAGTTTCGTCGTTGTTGCTAAATTTGCAAAACTTTTCGATATCTTGGGTGGTGGTCCTGGCGCTGACATTCTCGTACCAAACACCTTCAGGAACTTCTTTCTTGTCTGCTGGAATATTCGGCTTTTTTGATTGGTACCTATTTGCTTCATTATCCAGGGCTAAAGCAACCTTTTCACATACAATGATAAGCGAGCTGAAAAGTGATAATATCGGCGGCTCATAGCTTACCTCATCTTCGCTGCTAACAAAAATCTTGCCAAACGATGTATCGAAAATATCAACACTTTTCAAGTCATCACAGACACCCTGTCCGTTCCAGGTTAGTGTCTTCGATATACCGTCCCGCTCATAGGAAATACAGGCTTTTTGTACAGAGGAACTTGGCTTATAAACATTACGGTGAAGGGTTCCCATTTCACGGGCTCCACATACGTGTTTTAAAAGTCTGACGTATCCAGATTTTCCTGACCCATTGTAGCCATAAACAATGGTTATATTCCCCTTGCCAAACTCAAGCGGCTTTTTAGGCGCAAGGGCGTTTACACCTTTAACATCGCTGATTGAACACAAACGCAAGGTACCTGCAGTACCCAGAGAGAATGTTGTTGAAGGAAACAACCATGTCGTTTCCGGCAGCTTACCGGCAACTTCCTGTTGGCACAGAACTGTTAACTCAGCAATGTCTTTATCAGTAAGTTCAGACTGCTGCATTAACCGAGTAGTTGCAATTTGTATCCAATAGGGCCGCTCTAAAAACCACTTGTTGAGTGAATATAAATCTGAATCACTCATTCTACCCCCTTTGGCTTCGGGAAGGTTAACAGAATATTGCGGTAATACTCATATTGCTTTTGGCGCAATGCGATTTCACGGGGTAAACCATCGGTGATGGAAGTAGTAAGCACGTCGAACTTGTCGAGGATGGAGACGATACGAGCTTGCTCAGCGAGGGATGGAATCGGGATAGTAAACTTGGTGAATTCTTCCTTGGTAATTGTCTTAATCGTGCTTCCACGAGCAGTTTCTTTTTCTATGGCAAATTTTGCTTGTAGTTGATATGCGAAATATCTCTTGTTAATGTCAACTTGATAACTTTCAAAAATCGCTATGGTTCGATCTACAAAGCAGTCGTATTGAGTTATCGCTACACGACCGATACTACCCTGAAGAGTAACGATTACTGTATCACTAGGTACGAAAACGCTTTTAGGTTGCGCTTTTATCGATATTTTATTCTTCGTATTCTGTACGAGTCTCATATCTTCACCAACATCTACCACCTGGACAAATGGTTTTGCGCCATCTCCATCGTACCATTCATCCTTTCCGTAAGGTTGAGGAAATGAACCCCGCCGAAATATTGCCACCTCCCCCAGCGGCTTCCATTCCACCTCCCCCTCTTGGAAGGTGAGCAATTGATCCCGGTAATAGTTGTATTGCTTTTTGCGAGCTGTAAGCTCGGTTGTAAGCTCGGTTGTAAGCTCGGTGAAAGTATCCAGAATGCGGACAATCTCGGCCTGGATTGCGAGAGACTTTTTCGGATTATCAGGACAAGGGATGGGGATCTGCTTATTTGAATAGTTACCAATCCACTGACGCTTATGATCACCTTCTACCAACTCACTTGGTAAAGAATTCAACCAATAAAATATATACTTATCTAAGTAACGATTTAAATTACTTGAAGAAATCATTTTCATAGCAGATGATTTTGCTTTAAAATCGAAATCAACCCATTTATTTGCAGTTGTAAAGTCGTCAAATATTATAACTGGCCTAACTGATGCCTTATATATACCGTATTCCTCATTTGTATATCCAAGAATAAATGTTTTACCAGCAGTTAAGACAGGTGTTTTGAATTCATCACTATAATTTGTAGAATTAACTAGATAATTAGTAGGCTGTTCATATTGCGTTACTTCTCCTAGTGGCAATAATTCAACCTCTGCGCCATCCAGTAGCTTATCCATAAACTGTAAACTACTCATGCTTCGATCTCCGCGATGATGGTATCGATATCTGCACGGAGGCGGTCTATCTTGGATACGGTGGTTTTGATCTCGGCATTGAGCTGGGTTATATCAATTACTTCTCGGGTGTCTTTTGCCTCGACATAGGAGCTGACCGAAAGGTTGTAATCATTTTTTGCGATGGTATCGTTATCAACGCATTTGGTGAAACACTCAATATCTACCTTGGCGTCGAACGCCTTCATGATTTTGGCAATATGCTCGTCGGTGAGGATGTTGTTATTCGTTTCTTTCTTGAAAAGCTCGCTCGCGTCGATAAATTGCGTAGTGTTGACGGTCTTGTGTCTGGACAATACCAGAATATTTACCGCAATGGTCGTACCGTAAAAAAGGTTCGGAGCAAGAGATATGACAGTCTCGACAAAGTTATTGTCGATAAGGTATTGTCGGATTTTTTGTTCGGCACCACCTCGGTAAAAGATACCGGGAAAGCAGACGATCGCGGCACGCCCTTTGGCGGAAAGATAACTCAGGGCGTGAAGCACAAATGCAAAGTCCGCTTTCGACTTGGGCGCCAGTACTCCGGCGGGGGCAAAGCGATCATCATTGATAAGCGTCGGGTCATCGCTTCCGATCCAGTTCACAGAATATGGAGGATTTGAGACAATCGCATCAAAGGGCTTATCGCTGATGAAATGGGGATCCAAAAGGGTGTTCCCTAAGGCGATATTGAACTTGTCGTAATTCACGTTATGCAAAAACATATTCATGCGGGCCAGGTTGTAGGTTGTGTGGTTAATTTCCTGCCCCCAAAAACCGTCTTCGATGATATGCGCGTCAAAGTGTTTCTTTGCCTGCAATAGGAGGGAGCCGGAACCGCATGCGGGGTCATAGATTTTGTTGACCGACGTTTGGTTGTGCATGGCAAGCTGCGCGATCAGCTTGGATACATGCTGCGGGGTAAAAAACTCGCCTCCTGATTTTCCGGCATTGGCCGCGTAGTTGGAAATAAGAAACTCATAGGCATCGCCGAAAAGATCGATTTGGTTATCGTGAAAGTCACCGAACGAAAGCCCTGCCACCCCTTTCAATACTGCTGCCAACCGTGAGCTTTTCTCTTTGACCGTATTCCCCAAGCGATTGCTGGTGGTGTCGAAGTCTGCAAAGAGGCCTTTTATGTCCAGTTCGGACGGGTATCCATTGGCGCTGCTTTCGATCGCGGTGAATATTCCGGCCAGATCGGTGTTGAGTTTCTCATTGGTATTGGCGGTTTTCGCCACATTGACAAAAAGCTGACTTGGATAAATGAAATAGCCCTTAGTCCTGATGGCGTCTGCCTTAAGGTCCGGGGTAATAACGGAGTCGGGTAGATCGGCATATACTACGGTTTCATCGCCCTCTTCAAAGTAGGCAGAGAAGTTCTCGCTGATAAATCGATAAAAAAGCGTACCAAGGACGAATTGCTTGAAATCCCAGCCGTCGACAGATCCACGGACATCGTTAGCTATCTTCCATATTTGTGACTGTAGTTCGGCTCGTTGCTGGATGCTTGACATGTATGTGACTCCTGGCTGATTATTAATAAAAATTCTTGCTATTTTACTACAAAAGAAGACTCTTGTTTAATGCTATATTATATCACTAATTTCACCACAGAAAGGAATATTATTATAATCAGTTTTTACTGACGAGAATTATCACTGTCTCTTTATCACTTTTAACTACCTTGAATCTTTCAAGACAAGCTTTTACCCCTCCTAAATACCACCAACAGAGCTGCGGCTCTCCAATTTTCTCTGTGATTTTTACCCTATACCTGACATTCTTCACAATCCTGTCCTTCTCCGTATACTCCCCCTCCTCAATCTCTACAAATGCATACGGCAAGCCCGTTCCCGGCGGCAGGTTCTCTTCCAGACCCACATACCGGAAGGGCGGCAGGCGGATACTGTCTTCTGACTGTTCCTCAAGCTCCAGAAGGACCTTCGGGAGGTCGTTCATCAGGATATCCGTGATCTCTTTCAGGATTCGCTCTTCCGGTATGTCTATCATTAGAGGTAGAGCCTCCTGTACACGTTGATGTCCTTAAGACGGTCGGCTTTCTTCTCGTCCTCCTCGGTCTTCGAGCCAAAGCCTTCAAGGCGGTCGCGCATCAGGTCGAGGACGCAGGCTTGAATCAGGGCGGGGATCTCAGCGAATTCATACCCGTACCGGTAGGTATACCGGATCATCCGGTCATGCTCGCCCTGCAACCGGTAGGATCGGTTGGTATGGGCGTCGGGGCGCGAAATTGCCCTGATAGCGCTTTCAGGGACCAGTTCCAGGTGCGTTCCTGTTCGGTCGTCCACGATCTCGGTGAACTCACGGACCGGGTATTGTTCCGGTATGAACTCGCCCAGATTAGTCTGTTGCCGCTCGGTAAGCGTTCCCGTTAGCAAGTTGCGGTTAAGGAAGAGGCTTATCTCCTCCGACACCGCGCTCAGTATCAGCCGGTTGCGCTTTTCGTCCCGCGCGTCGAGACCCAGTAGTTCGGAAACCACCTCGAAATCCATTAAATCCTGCATACATCCTCCTTATCAAAAAGGGGATGAGTCCTTATGGCCCTCATCCCCTCCAAAAACCTGAATTCCTGAATACCTGAATTCAACCGGTTGAATTCCTGAATTTCTGCCTGAATTCAACCATGTTTCGCCTGAATTCAGGCGATTCTACACCCCGATGAAGGCAACTGTCCCTCCCTCGATCTGCTCGTTCCCGTCGGTGTTTTCGAGGTGGAGGATCACCGGCCAGCCGAGTTCCTTTCCAGCCACCACGCCGGGACAGGCGCTTTCGAGTGTCGTCCTGCCCGAGGCGGTGAGCGGGAAAACGCTCGCATGATTGCTCGTCTCGGTTCCGAGGAGGTAGAGCATTGCCGATTGGGAGGCTTCCACCTGGGTACCGAGCGTGATCGCGGTGCCGGTCTGAGCGGTTATCTCCGAAACGATGGTTTCGCCGCTTGCATAGCGGATGATAGCCTGTCGCCCGGAGAGCCCCGCAGTGATGCCCGGTATTGTCAGTACCGCGCCTTTGGCGGCCAAGCTGAACCGGTATACCGCCTCGGTTTGGAGAACGATGAGATTCCCCCCGCCCGCGCCCGCACGAAGCCTGATCGCGGGAATCGTTACCCTCTGGTCGGTCTGCGGGATCACGGGATAGGAGATAGCCGTACCGGCAGCCGCCTTGCGGGACGGGATGTTGCTCACTCTCAAGAGATTTGCGTTATATCCCATACCTTAAGCCCCCGTCTTCAGGGTAACCATGTTGCCCTTCGCCCGTGTCACGAGGAAACCGTCGCGTTTCCTGAACCGGAGGAAGAGTTCACCGTATTCGAGCGCCTCGGTCGTCGCGTCGAAACGCTTGATCTCGACGCCCTTCCGGTTCCCGTGGATGATGCGTTTCGGGTTCATGAAGATGGCGAAGGCTTGATTCGTCCCGATGTCGCCCATCTGCGGGAGAATATGGCTTTCCGTATAGGCGTAGCCGTCCACCGTGCCGGGCTTCCCGTCCATCGGGCCGCGCCAGACGGGGCGGCCGTTCGCGTCGACGATCCCGGTCACGTGCGCGAGGACCGACTCGTGAAAGAACCAGCGGCAGTCTTTGCGTTCCTCGGCGGGAACCATGAGGACCGCCTCGCGGAGATCCTTGTAGGAGAGCGCCGTCGCGGCCGCCCCGCCGATCGTCTTCGTCTTGATGTCGGCCGCGTTGAAGGCGCCCGTGAAGGGCGCGGCGTTCGCGAGGAGGCACTGCTTGTCGAACTCAAGCGCGTAGGTCTCGGTGAACTCGTCGATGAACATCGAGCCGAGGTCGACGAACACGTCTTCCTCGAACTCGTCGAACCACGGGATGAAGCCCGCGAGGGTGTAAGCTTTGAGCTCGACTCTCGTGGCTCCTTGAGGCTTCGAGCCGTCAATCTTCTGGCCGTAGGCGGTGAGCCACTTGAGCTCGACGCCGCCCCGCTCGCGCTGGGGAAGGAAGATGCTCGGGCCCGTCATCGGGCGATGCTTCACGAGGCTCATCATCACCGACTGCTTGGCCGCGTCCTGCATGATCGCGGTCTCGTAGATCGGGTTGATGAGGTACTGCTCGTTCGTCGCCATGTTACCCATTGGCTCGCCGAGGGCGGCCTTGTTGTTCGAAAGCTGGAAGCCCTTGTCCGCAGTCCAGTTGAAGTCCCGCGGGTTGTTCCAGTTGTCGCTCTTGAGGTTCGGGCTGCACTTGAGTTCGCCGAGAGTCTGAAGGTTGCCCGTCCAGGCGGCGGCGATCGCCTTCCCGAGCTGGTAGCAAAGCTCCGTCCGGGTCAGTTCCTTCGGGTTCGCAGCCTCGCCCTTGAGGTTGAGCCGCATCTCTTTGAGTGTCCCTTTCAGGGCTTCAAGCTCGGTCGTCGTCGCGCTTTTCACTTCGGCGAGGCTCTTTCCTACCTCGTCGAGAATGCCTTCTTTCTCGGCGAAGTAGTCGGCCGCCGCTTCCTCGGTCGTAAAGCCGGTCTTTTCCACGCGCTTCATTCCCTTCAGTTTGTCCGTGAGGGTTTGAAGCATCACGTCTCCCATGTCGTCCTCCGTTTCAGTTAATGATAGGAAGCGGCCAATGGCCGCCTTGAACTGAACGGGCGGTAGGGGCGCCGGTTCGTTTCTGTTTCTGCGAGTCCTCATCACGCAAGGCGAAGGGATTCGCCGGAACATTACAGATTGAAAACTCGAGTAACTCCTGCTTCCTGATGATGAGGTCGCAAGGTTCCTCCGGGTTCTTCTTGTGGTCTATCCACTCGATTTCTTTTACGAGCATCCCGACGCTTCCCGCGCGGATTACGCCTGCTTTCACGCGCTCGCCTATCGACCAGCCGAACTCGTCGATCTCCTTCGCGTTGAACTTGATTCTCCCCGCGAGCTTGTCCGTGGCGGTCAAATTGTCCGCGAGTCCGATCGCCGGTATCGAGTGGCAGTGCGCCCAAAGCACGACGGGATTCTCCTTGTAGCGGTCAAGCTCCCACCCTGCGGGATCGACTCGTTCGTCGAAGCGGTCATTGTCGTAAGTCGAGAAGACCCAAGGGAGCCACTCGCCATCAGGGTCTGCTTGCTTGGCGAGATATCCTGCCATCACGATCTCCACGGGCTCTTTCAGCTTTCCGCTTTCGTTTGTTTGAAGCTTCAGGAATTCGGCAAAGGCCTTTCGATCGGCGGACACAAAACCGGGAAAACCCTTGATTCTATACAACATATTCGCACCCTCCTTTCGTCGAAAACGTGTAGATAAAGGCAAGATGAACCATCTCGATGAACGAGTGGGCACCGATGCGTTGCATGGTCCGTTTTCGCAGATTCCCCACGCTTCCGATCGAGATGTTCATCTCCTCGGCGATCTCCTTTACCGACAATCCCTTCATCGTAAGATTGAGGCACTCGGTCTCCCGCGCGGGCATTCTGATGCGTCTCTCGATGGAATTGAGGTTTGAGTCATTGAATGCCTCGCGCACGTTTGGCGGGTAGTACTTGAGATTGTTCTCGACGGCGTCCTGAAGTTTCATGAACTCATTCGAGTCGTCGACGTTCGCGAAGAGGATATCGACGCCACATCGTATGAGGTACATGCCGATGTAGTTGCTCATTGAATGCATGGCGAGAACGACGATCTGAACCCGCGGTCTCATGGTCCTGATCCGGGAAATAATGGACTCGCACTCAAACCCGAGATACGAGGCGCTCATAAACAGGGAGTCAACCATGTCCGTATGTTCGGTAAGTTCATCTATTGTCCTGCAGCAGACAAAGCTTTCTATGCGATACAGCTGCTTCACTAACGGTGCAAAGATCAATTTTGTTCTCTCGCTGAAACCAACCATCACAACCTTCTGTATTCTCATGTCAGGTTCCTCATGGTTCCGAATTAGTATTTTCGACGGGAACGACGTTCCCCGGGCGATACCAGGTATCGCCCCAGTTTTTTCGAGGTTTGCCGCGTTCGGCGAGGACGTCGTTAATAGTTTTAAGGCCGGCATTGATTTCGGCAATGTCGCGTTTCGACTGTTCGTCCTCGCTTCGTTGCAATTCAGGTATGCAAGAAAGATCGAACTTTCCGCGCTCATTGAGCGCGAATCGCCTGAAAAACTGCGTTTCCACTACCATCTCGAAGTTCTTGAGTACGGGAATTAACGTGTATTTCCAGAACGCCGCGTGCTGGTTCTCGGTATCGGTGCCCGAAAGGTTCGCCTTCGCGTCCTGGATATTCGCCACTCGTGGAGGGATACCGTACTTCGCGAGAATCGTATAGAGATTCCATCGCTTCAGGTCGAAGAGCTTCAGCACGTCCGGCGAGAAGGTCAGGGGCTTGAATTCAGTCCCCTTCCCTATCACCGCAATCTTCCGGTTCTTCGAGTCCTTGCCGTACTTCCGCTCCCATCGGGCTTCGATCAGATCGGCCTCTTCCTCCCGGATAAGCTGATCGGTCTTGAGTATTCCCTGCGGAATCGCGTTATGTTTAAGAAGGTCGGTATTTGATCGGTTTGCCCATGAATCCTGATCGAGTTCGTACTTGAGGGAGACGAGCGGAGAAACGCCCCGCCAGGGATTCCACGGATTCCAGTCGCGGAAGTGAATCACCTCGTCGGGCAGGATCGGGACAATGTCGGCGTCGCTCGAGTAAAACCAGCGGACGACCCGCCCATCCTCGACACGCATGGTAACTCGGCGGGGATTCAGTATATGGATTGCCTCGGGCAATCCTCCCGCGTAGTCGTTACCGAAGTACCAAAAGGCCTCGCCTTCGAGAGACCACCACGCGCCCGTTTCCTTCCAGAGATCAAATCCGCTCAAGCGCGGGTTCGGCTCGCTGAAGAGCCGTACTACGGGGCCGTCGACTACGGGCTTGCCGTTTTTGACGATAGTGAACTCCGTCCGTCCAATGTTTCGCATGAGAATGCCGATCGCGATATTCACCCATGCATGGGTCAAATAGTAATCGTGGTATCCGGGTCCTTGCATTGCCTCAGAAAGAGGATCGTTACCCCAGGGGGCATCATCCGCTTTTTGGGCCGCAACAGAAAAACCTTCGAGCGCTTTTCGTATCCCGGACAGAAAGTTTCCAACGCGCATCAGGCCCGACACTCCTTCTGTGTACCGTTTCCGACGCGGGCTTTCGAGAATTGGCAGGCTCCTCCTGTAGGGTGGTTTAGTACATTTTTAATTGTTTTCTCCTTCTTATTTCGTCACTTTTGCGCGATTCTTGCGCTATATTTCCGCGCGTCACACGCACACGACACCGTACTGAACATGGCTGAAAATCGCGTATCGCATTGCGTCCATGTAATGGTCATTCACCTTCACGATCTGGTTCGACTCGTCCCGTGCGTAATCGCTGATCTCGAGCAATACTCCCGTGCAGGCCGCGCTCACGTAGAACTTCCCTCGTTCCATCATCGCGCTTATGTAATCGATCCCCGGCTCGACGGAGTTGTTCGCCTTCACGCCGCCGGTTATCTCTTGTATTCTCTCCCCGCCCGCCGGATCGCAGAAATTGGGAAAAACTCCCGTCGTTCCGTCCGCGTTCCGATACCAGCCAAGCTCGGTCAATTCCTCGTTGAAGGTTCTCGTCGGCACGTTGTATGCCCCGTGATCGGCGATCAAGTACACCGTGTCGCCGATCCATCCGACCTTCACGTTCGTGATGTTGAGCCCGAAGTCCTGCCCAGCCGTTACGAAATCATATCTTTTAGGCATATCTTCAACGCTGAGGATCATGTCCTCGGTAAACTTTTCGTAGACGACGCCCTCGGCTTTCACCCAGAGCCCGTCCCGGAATCGCGCCTTCTGCTTCTCTGGCATCGTATCGAGGATGTCCTCGATGTAGTCCGCGGCCAGATGCTCCGCGTTGTCCTGCGGATTCAGCAGCATCGAGGCGTAAAGTTCCGGCTTCGGAAGCGGCGTATCCGTTCGCGGCTCGATCTTCCTGATGAACACCTTGTATGCCCAATGCATCGGGCTCGCGGGATTGCAGTCGTACAGAAACAGGTTTCTGCATCCCGGTATGTTCATCGCAAGACGGCTATACGCGACGTTCACCGCCGCGTATGAAATCTGACTCACCTCGTTGAAATAGATCGTGTTGTACTCGTGTCCCAGGATCTTGTCGACCTGCTCCTTGTCGCCGAGCCCGCCGATCCATATTTCCGATCCGTTCCAAAGCTTTATATAATTATCGTGAACGACGTACGTGAAGCGGTTCTTCCCGACGATCTTCTCGAGCCAGGGAATGAGCGTTTCATGCAAGACGGAGCTTCGCGCGTCCTTTGTCCGTAGGCGGCATATCAAATGCCGGGAAGCTGAGTACCGAACCGCGCGGTAGATGATGACGATCACGAGGATCGTCGTCTTTCCGCTGCGCGATCCCCCGAAAAGGAGGATGTGCTTCGCGCCCGCTTTCAGGAGTCGAAGCGCAACTCGCTGTACCCGCGTCGGCCTGAAGATGGACTCAAGTAGCGCGATCATCACAGCCCTTCAAAGTCGTTCACGAAATTGATCTCGAGCTGTCCCTTGAAATTCTTGCCCTCTTCCCCGTCACCCGAGTCGCTCTTACCGAACAAGGCGCGCTCGATGTCTATCGAGTTCTTGAGCCAATCCATCACGTTAACCTGGCTCAGCTCCTCGGGGTCGAACTTCTCAAGCCGCTTCTCCACGATGCTCAAGACCTTCTCGGTAATCCGCTGGTACATCTTCTCGTGCTCGGCGAATTCCCGTTCGCGTTCCGCGCGCTTCAGGCTATCGAGGTAGGAGTCGTACGCGCCGCAGCGCTTCACCCAGTCGAACTTTGCCGACCACTTACACCACACCCCGTAGCGGGAAGAAGGAATCCCGTTGAGCGCAAGCGCCTTCAGGATTCCCCGGTCCCGTCCATGATCCCGATAAAGGCAGAACGCGTTCCATGCCGCGTTCGTCTCATCATCCTGTCTCTCCCACACCTCGGAAATGAATCACCTCCCCTCGCGTCCTACCGCGTCGTTTTCTTGGTTTCCCCGGAAAGCTCCAAGGTACAGAGTCCCCGGATGATTCTGACGGCGTTGTCGTATTCGCCCGCCCATTCATCATTGCCGGTTTCTGCCGCATGCGCTTTTCGCTTCTCGAGAAACGCAACCGCCTTGCTGATACTCTCGAGCGTCAGATACGGTTTCTTCATGATTCCGTTACCTCCCGTCAGCGGCTTCAGGCGTCCCTACTCGCCTTATGCCCGCAAACTGTTCAGCCGTTTATCGAGATCAATGTATCCGTGTTTGATTAAACCGAAATGGTCTATTTTTTCGACAATCGAACGCTACTTGTCGAAATAAACGCAAATCCCACGCATTGCGTTAGCTTTCCCGCCTGCATTTTTCTCCCGGGGGAGGTCCGATTATGCGGCCAGTGCCGGAACCCCGCAAGGCCAAGGCAAGCTCACTCCGTCGCTTCGCTCCTCCGTTCGGCCTTGCGTGAACCCGTCACTGGCCTCAAGAATTTTTAATCGCCCCCCGGAAGAAAAATAAAGGGCGCGGTCCGCGTTTTTTATTTTGCACGTCATGTCGTTGCAGCTTTGAAATCTCGTTTCGGACCAAAGGAGTTTTTATGAGTGATCTTGCGTTAGTCGAAATTGAACGCGTCGAAACTTACGAGCGCGAGGAAAGCAGGTTTGAACAAAAGGGTTCAAAGTCGTTTTACTGGCCGGAAGACTTGTTCTTGTTTCCGCGAGTACTCGAGGATTGGGGCGCAACCACCTTCGACGTGTCGCAGACGGCTTGCCAGCTTGGTATACAAACGCCCGTGCATATCTCAAGCGGGCTTTACCACAAGTGGATAGCGAACGGTATCAGGAATCCAGTCAAGAACGTCGAAACGCTTTGTCACGCGTTTCTGTTCGCGGTCGATTGCGACATGAAAGATTCATGCGTTCTTGACTTCACCGTTCCGGGTAACGGTACGCCGCCATACAAGGCATCCGCGATGCTCCACGGGTTCAGGGTCAAGGTCATAAACCTGTCCTGGGAACCATAAACAACAGCGGCCGGGAATTGATCCCGGCCGCTTTGCCTACCCCTCATGATACTTGATCGACACGCAGTCCCGCTTCTCGACCGAGACCGGGACGCCTTCGTGCATCCTGATCTCGATCCCGAAAGAGCCGAATCGTTTTTCCTTGAGCTGCGCGTCAATCCATGAAAGAACCTCGGCGCGGACCTGCTCGGGAGTCAACGGCATACAAGCTCCGCTTCCGCGCGGGCAACTTTGTCGAGTGTATTCTCGTTCAGGAAATGCTCGACGTCGCTCCGCTTGAAGAGGACCTTCCTACCGACGACGACGCTCGGGATCTTCCCTTGCTTTCGCCAGCGATACACGGTCAGCCGCTTGCAGTGCATCAGCGTCATGAACTCGCGCATATCCATCATCCGGTTACAATCTTCCCTTTCGTCGATCAACAAGTACCTCCTTGATCCGTCATGAATCAGAAAGTACCAGAGCATTTCGTGAAACGGATGGTCTAGTTTTTCGACAAGTCGAGATACCTTGTCGAAAAACTAAAAAGAAAGTGACGAATAACCTATACCGCATTTCCCAAGTTATCCGGGATGATACCCTTGAAAGTATCCTCACTTGCCTGAGCGACTTCTGAAAGATCACTATCGAGCGCATGATCCGCGTAACCGTCGAACACCGCGCGCGTCTTGTGACCGGTAACGAGCATGACCTTTCGCGCCTCGAGTCGGTCAGCCATCCTCGATGCGTAAAAATGTCGCCAGGAATGAAACACGATATTCCGCTCCTTCCAGTATGCGCGGGCTTCGCGTTTCTCATCATCAGTCGCGCCGGTACCCACGGAAAGCACGACAAGCATATCCTGCAAGGCATATAAACTCATTTGCTGATCCCAGGGCTCATCCTTCTTCGAGCACCAGAAAACGAAACCGTCAGAACCGTGAGGATTATCCTTCGCGAGCGCGCGAAGCGCGTCGCGTACCTGCGGCATGATCGGCACGCGTCGAGCCTCGTCCGTCTTCGTGCCCTTGAGTTTATCTTTCCGAGACCATGAATGATTGATCGACAAGAACGTCTCACCGATGTCGGAAGCCTTGAGCGCCAAAACCTCGCCGATCCGCAAGCCCGTCGTCATCGCGGTCAGATTCGAGAGCATCGCGCGGCGATCATCCCAATGAAGATCGAAAAGCCGTTTCGCTTCGTCAGGAGAGAGTACTCCACGTTTCTTCGTTTTGTTCGAATACCCGGCCAGGCCTTGGGTCGGATCGTGTCCCACCAGGTCATTGACGAACGCCCATTTAAGCGCCGTCGTCCCGACGGTCATGATACGATTCAGCGTAACCGGATTGAGACCGGGGTTAGCCGTCGCGAGATGCACCGAGAATGCCTTTACGTCCTGTCGCGTGATTTCACCAAGCCGCTTTCCCTTGAAATACGGAATCCAATATTTCTCAGCGCGACCTAAACTTTGCTTCATGTGAGTCTTGCCCATCCGGAGACCGTGCGCGTGCTTTTCCTTCACGTAGGGCGAAACGTCAAAATCCCAGAAACGCGACATGAACGAGTCGAAGAGCTCGGCTCCCCCGGCGTCTTTGAGAACGACCGAGGACACCAAGCCCTTCTCCGTTAATGCCGTCCCTATCTTGGAAACGTCCGCAGAATTGAGATTTGATTTCTTGATGATAGACAAAATGGAATCGAGAGATAACAGGTCGGGCAGGTTCTTTGATGATGAATCTTTGGTTTGAGGAATACCATGCTCAAGCCAACTGACCACAACGGCGACCGCTTCATCGCGAAGCGTCTGATGAGTCGATTTTCCCGTTAAGCGCCTGCCGGTTTCAGGGTTCCCCAGCTGCGCATACCAGTACTTACCCCGTCGATACAAATAAAAACGGCGCATCTTGTACCTCCGTAAGGGCAAGTTGCTTACACAACTTGCTTACAGTTTTGGTTAAGACACGCCCGTTTTC